GTTCGAGGTGTTCGAGGTTTGCTAATTTTTCTTTTTTGTAAACTTCATCAACAGAAAATAAGTTTTTTATCCATTGAGGAATATCTTTTATTTTTGGATGTATTTTTATTTTGTCCCACGCTTCTAAGGTAGGAATAGCAGGTTGTGATTTAATTGATAAATAATGCCCTGCCATATCACTAAACCCCGTAATCTCTGTTATTTCCTTTGCGGTTATCCCTGTTGTTCTTAACCAGTTAGTGAATAAAAACATTGTTTCTTTTGTATGTTTTTTTTCTACTATTTCAATATATTTTTTAAAATCTTTTTCGTTTCCTACAATCAATTTGTTAAATTCATTTTTTGCGTATTGATTCAAAAATAATCTTCTTTTTTCTCGCTCTGTAGAAGCACAATAAGGGAATCCATCTAGTTGCTTATTTTCGCAATATAAATGTCCTTGTCTTTTTATTTCTTCAACTGTTTTCCCATATAAATACGCAGTTTGATTATTTCCAAAACTCCAGCAAGTTTTTATAAAACCGCCGAACCAGTCATTGTCATCTTTATGTTTATTGAATGTTTCCCTATCAATAAACTGATAAAACTCTTCTGTTACTCCGTCATCTCTAATCTTTTTGAGTAATTCACAAACTCCAGTATTCAGTTCGTTATAAAAAACTTTTTTTATTTGATTGCGTTTGAGGAATTCAAAGGTAATTGCTCCACCACCGCCAAACAAATCATAAACATACTTGCAATGTGGATTATAGCAAAGAATATAATCTACAATTCCTTTTGCAATGCCTCTTTTACTTCCCATATATGGTATTCCGTATTTCATAGCTTATTCTCTATTGATAAATATCTTGAGAGTTCTTTCTTCATCTTGCAATGATAGTTTTACATTTTTTGCATTAGTATTAACATATTGCCTACCTTCATCGTCAATTATCTCAACTCTTGTTACCTTTTCTGTTTTTATATTTGTAATTCTATATTCTAATTCTTTAGCTACTATTTTTTTAAATTTTTGTAAATCTTCTTCTGTTGTTTTATCTGCAATAAATAACATTCCCTCCGAAACACAGCTATTCACAATCATTCTTATATCCCAACTCTTAATCCAATCTTTTAAGGTTTCTGTTTTCATAGTTTTATTGGTTAATCAAAAAATATTTTTTCAGTTGCATATTCGCAACTATAAGGTTCATTAAATTTGCTTATTTTTTGTATTTTTTCCCAAATTATTAGTGCTTTTTTCATATTTTCGGCTTCAATATAAACAATGTTAGAATCCTTATGTTCAGATATTTTATAGATTCTTTTTTTATTTAATTTTTTCATAGTTTATTGCAGATTAAAAATATGTACAGAAACACAATGCCCAGTTTCTTCATTGTGTTTTTTTGCGGATTCATAAGCTCTATAGCTTATCCTATGTGACCAATCGCAATCTTTGCATTCTGCGATTGCTCTTTGAGTGTTTTCTTTCATAATTTAGTTAATAACAATCTTTTCATTATCTATTTTGTGGTATTCTTTACTACCAATGGATAGTCCTAAACTGAAAGCCATTGTTACATCAATTCTAGTACCTTTAAGTTTAGGATTTTGAAAATACATAAAAACATTGTCTCCTTCTATAACACAAAATTCAGGCACTTTTTTATGTTTTATTCTTTTATACATACTTATTAGGTTAAAATTTAATCTTTTAAGCACCTTACGGAAAACCAGTTTGCCTTATCGTTTGCATTCCTGCCGACCGTCGTGTTAGACGAATGCAAGTAACGATTCCACGCATCCGAACCTGACTCACTAGATGACCACAAGCGGGCGTATGTGCCTTGAGTGTCTTGAGTGTAGAAAGAGCCATCTGTACAGCGGTAGCCGGCACATACTACATTCTTTATATCACTTTTACTTTTAACTAATTCTTCAAATTCTTCATTTGTTGGAATTCTTTTGCCTGCTTTTGCTGTTTCTCTCATTGCAGCTTCCCAAGTAAAGAGTTGTTCTCCCTTTAGTTCTCCCTCTGTAAACTCAATAATGTCTTGTTTGCCGTTCTCTCTTATCTTAAATCCGTTACGGATTCTTTCTGGAAAGTTAGAAGAATTAACCCTGAAATTGTGGTCTTCAAGTTCGAGAGGTTTTATTTTATTTAAATCAATATGTGTTAAATGTTTTTCCATTTTATCGTTTGCAAACTTGATTGCTTCTTTGATTGCATCAAGGATATTGAGCCAGCCGTTAATATACTCAATCCCTCTTTCAGCAAAAATAAACTTCTTGCTGTTGTAGTTCTGGTTTGGTTCAATTACTGAAATTCTATTTTTCTGATAATCTATCTTAACTGTTATTCCGATATTGTTAGTAGTTACAGTTACGATTTCTTGTAATGTTTTCATAGGTTTATTGGTTAAAAATACCTGTAATAATTAAAATTCCATCTTGTTCTTCTGCTCTAAAATCACATCCTATGTGATTGAATAGATTTATTCCGCCAAAAGTAACCTCACTACCCAATCTAACTCCTTTACCAATTTGAACCCCGCCAATTCTAACGACTCGAAGGGTCTCTATTATATCACCATTAAGCATAAATATTGCGTAAAAATTTATTTTAATTTCTTTTTCTTTCTTTTTAACTTTTAAAAGAAAGGACAAAATCAAACATCCGATAATTATGTATTTTTTCATTGATTAAGCTTTAAGTTTTAATAAAAAGTTCTCAAAAAATTCGTTTTAATAATTCTTGTTTAGTGGATTATTCAGAATATTACATTGTTCAATAACTTCTTTATAAGTTTTTTCGTGGTTGTAACGAAAATAAACTTTTTCTAAAATATCTTTTTGTCCTTGGATATAAACTTTGTCGATTAAGTCGTTTAGTTCATCTAAGTGCTTCAACTCATTATCTTTAGTAGTTATTATCGTAGTTATTAGTTTTGTTGCAAAATGCCGAGCTTCTTCTTTGAGTTGTTCTAACATAAGATTATTTTTTAAATTTTAAAAGTTTATTTCATAAATCGGTCGTTTAAGTATTGGTAAAGCGATATTAGTCCCTACGATGTACCCTTTTTTAATCCAATTACGGATTGTCTCTTCGGTAACGGGGATACTTAGTTTATTAAGTTCTCTTTTGAATTGTTGTACTGTCATTTGTTATTCGTTAAAAAATAAATTATAAATTGCTAAAATTGTTTCTTCTGTTTGGTCATTTAAGTCAGTTTCTTTTCCGTTCTCTGTTGTTAGTTCCCACGTAAAATTACAAAGCTCAATTACTTTAAAATCAAATGGGTTAAATACAAAGGCAGTAAATGAATTAGATTCGATAGGGTCGTTTTCGTTATGTTTTACGCCTATGCCAAAATTTTTCAGTGCCTGCATAACTATTCCAATAGTTATTTTTTCACTAACACATAATTCACTAATTGTTTTACCCCATTCTAATCTTAGAGGTTCTCCGTATATGAGTTCAATTATTCTTCGCCTAAGTTTCTTTCGTTTTTCCATTTGTGTTGTTAATTAAATAATAAATCAATATCTTTTTCAGTTCTAATTGTTCCAAAATCACCTCGTTCAAAGTCTTTCATTCCTTTATCTATGCCTGCATTAAACGACCGCCAATCCTGTGCACATTGTCGAGAGCAAGTTTCTTGCTTTTTAGTTGGTTTATGTAGATTTATTCCACAAGATTTACAATATCTATCTTCCATATTTGTTAGAATTAAAAATTATTCTCGGTAATCGTCATATATTTCTAAAATATACTCTTTCTCTCCTTTTTCATTACAATCAAAAAGAATTAAAGGATTGTCAATCTCTTTCATAAATTCAAGTAATTCTTCAAGTGTGTTTATTTCTTTGTGTGTTTCTTCTAAATCACTCGTTCTTTTTATCAAAAATTTCATAATGTTTTTAGTTAATTAGTAAGTTCTATCTCTATATTCACGCAATGCCACGATTCCTTTGACTAATCCTTGCAAAAATACATTTCCAACTAAATCTCTAATCTGTGCTTGTAGTTCCACTGGGAACTGTTGGATTGATTCTGTGATTGTCGGATTATTGTCGATATTCTCGGTAAGAAGTTCTTGTTCGATTTCCTTAATTACTGGATTTTTCATATGGTATTTTTTTTAAAAAATAAATAGCACTGTTCACAGAATCTTTCATTTCAGCAATATCTTCTTCAAGTTCTTTAATTCTTAGCAAAAGTTTCTTGTTTTCAGTTTTTAGTTCTTCTGTTGTCATAAAAATAATTGGTTAAAAAATAAATAGTCATAAATAAACCTACATAAAACAGTTCAGAACCTGCCAGAATTGCCCTGCTAACTGTTGTGAGTGTTGTCACACGCTCGAAGAGCGAAAAAACTGCTAGAGCGTTGGTAATGGCGTAATTTGTGCCGTAGTAGAAAAATAAGATTATCCAGTAAATGAACGCCGAGAGTATGAATGGTTTTAATTTCATTTGGTGTTAATGGTTATAGAATAACAAGGATTATTAAGGTAACTTTCATCTTGTTGACTTTGAAAACAAGCAATTTGTAGATAAGAATAATGTTTAAGTATCAAAGCCGACCGCCGAGTAATTTGAACATCTTCTTCCTCCATTTGGTGTTAGTTAAAGAATAAATATTTAGAACATTTGAGCGTGTAGCAATCTGTATATCTGTCTAATCTGATAAACTCATCACATTCCTCATTGTAGAGATTTTCCCTTTCTAAAGCCCCCATTTCAATATATTCCCTCGCTTGCTTTTTGTTTTTATCACATTGTATAATATCGTATTCTTTTTTGTCACTTAAAAACAAAACTAGAGCGGTTAAAAGAATAAAAAAGATGATATATATTATTTTAACTTTCATTTTACTTTTGAAATTAAATAAATAGGTAAGAATAAAGGAAAATTGTTTTATGTTTCATAATATTTGTTTACTATTGAAATAAAATTTTATAAATATCTGCTGTACAACTAGTATTATCTTTTTTGTCTAGAAAAAATAAATCTGCTCTGTTTGTGTATCTTGCGTTCATTGCATCGCTTACAATAAATTCTCCATTACATCTTGAATCTCCATTTTTAGAATCTAAAAATATTCTATCTCCTGCCTTAAAATGTCCATTCTTGCCGTGAATACTCCAAGTTATAAGCTCTTGGCTCAATGCAATTACTCTTTCTCCATTTCTAGCCATATCACAAATGTTATATCCAGTCCCTCCTGCAATACAGGGAGTAGAATCTGTTTGATTTTCGTGAGGATTATAACTAGTTACTTTTGTGCATTTTCTTACCAACTGCTTATTATTTTTTACAACTGCCTTTATTGTCGCCGAACCGTGTAGCTGTTCTTTAGGCAAGTTTACTTCAATATACCTTTGAGGATTTTTTGGAATCTTAGGCTCAAAGTACAAGACTTCTGTATTAAATGGCTCGAAGTTTAGACTTCTTGCAGGAGGAGGGAAAAAAATTGCAAGAAATACTGGTAAAGCCATAAAAATCACAAAAGTCCAAAACATCAGCGGAGTAAACTTTTTGCCGTCATCAATTCTAGCGTTAATGCGTTGAATTGTCGTTTTGATGAATTTTAGAAAAGTAAATAAAGAAATAAAGATAGTTTCAATGATTAAGATAATTGTGCGAAACAGAGTTGTGACTAGTTCGCTTAGTCGTGGTTTTAGTTTTTCCATTTTGTAGTTTTTTTAAGAAATAAGTTTTACCCTGCTCTGCCAAACAATAAGCAAAGCAGGGAGATTTCGCCGTGTGACACAAATCACACTAGTTTAGGCTCATTGCGGAGCGTTTTTAAATTGTAACGAAAGTGTACACAATTGAGGCAATTAAGCCTGCGTAGAGTGTGTAGCGGATTACCGCCAACTTCCACTCTGTATCTGCATTTTTCATTTTGGTGTTGGGTTAAAGAATAAAATTATTTTCTCTTAAGGTATTCATCGACTCGCTTTTGGTGTTCCTTAGCGAGTTCTAATAACTCATCAACGATTTTTAGTGTGGGAAAATCTGTAATTCCCATACTCATAAATAAATCTTCTGTCTGAATCGGTGGTGTATATTCTCTGACTGCTTGCATAGTTTTAAAAGTTAAAGATTATTTAGATCATCGCTCCATTTTCTTTCCAAAATATCATCTACCTCGTTTCTGAACTTTTCGACTTTTTGCGTGTCCCAAGTTTCCACGAGGGCTAAAAACTCAGTCACTAATTGTTTTTCTTTATTCATAGTTATTGCTGATTAAAGAATTCATTTCCTCTTGCATATAATCACGATATGCGTCTTCTTTTGTGTAAGCTTCCAAGTAGTCCAGTTGTTCGTCTGACATAGTAGTAGGGATTAAGAAATAATATTGTTGTACGTGTCGAGTTGGCAGTGGTGCGAATAATTGCTGTAACTTGCCTGTCCTTCACTGTACGAATACATTGTATTCTATTTATTCTATAAAGTCAAGAGTTTTTTTACTTTTTATAATCTAAAAATATTTCGTCCAAAACTTCTTCTGCATAACTGCCTACACTTCCCCACCTTTCATCTGCAATTTTACCGATTGTTATTCCTAAGTTTTTAGAAAGCTTGCTTGCCTTTTTTCCTAAATCCATTGTGATAGAAACTGGTAAAGTAATATTGTTTACTTTGCAATATGCAAGTATTGAATAATATCCAGTCTTATTCGTTTGTGCATCTGTTTTTGCTTCAATTCTTTTTATGTCTTGTTCAACTTTATCAAGTCTTTTTTCTTGTTCTATTGCAAAAGCAACTTGTTGTTGCAATAACTCAAGTGTTGATTTTGGCTTACTTTGTTCTTTATACTTTTTTTCAATTTCAATAAAATACTTTCTTGCTTCTTTAGATTTTTTTGTATTTGAAATCATTGCCAACTCTTTTGCTGTATCAATAGGTATGGCATACTCTATTCTTGGCTTATCGAAGCTATTCGCCATTTTGTTAGGATAGGTGCAATAGTCTTGTCCATCAATAAAAGTATATTTCTTAATATGATACTTAATCCAGTTAGAAAAATCTTTTTTTACACCTAAATATTCGTGTAAATCTCTAGCAGATACAACTTGTGATTCTTTGTCGCCGATAATTTGAGTAATAACTTGTAATTCAATAAAAACGCTAAATTAAGAATAATAGGTGCTTGTATTTAAGAATCGACTTAAATCCTATTACTCTTAATTCAACCGATTCATATACAAGCAAATGAATTTTAGCATATCTGAGTAAAACTTGTCAATAATAACCTACTTAAATTTCTCTACCTCACTTTCCTCAATATGCCATTGTGAACGACTATTGAATGGTGGTTTTTTATCAACTGCCTTGATTTTCTCAGCGTAAATCCATTGGTAAACAACTTGCTTGCTTACTGGTCTGCCGAGCTTATCAAGCTCTTTTATAAATTCTTGAACGGTCATAATTTTAAAATTAAATAATATATTTTTCTTCGTTTTCTTCATTACACAAAAGCATTTCTTTAACACTAGTTTTTTGTGCTTGATGTTCTGCTTTTGTCATAATTTTAAAAATTTAAAATGGTAAAATAGTATTATCTCTTTCATTTTCTTTCTCTTTCAGCTTTTCCTGTATCTTCTCAAAATCTCCTGTGCGTTCCCAATATTCTTTTACTTTATCTTTTTTTACTTTTCTAAGATACGCTTGTTTTTTTGCGAAGTTATACATATTATTTTTTAATTATATTTTCTTAAATATTTTTCGTCAACTACATAAACAGGTTTAGCACATTTTCCTCTCTCGCATAACCACCAAGCAGAAGTAATACCGTTAATAGTAGTTTTAATTCCATATTTTACAAAACTATCTCTTATATTGCTACATATTGTTTCGTGAAGTAGTGCATTATCTTTTTCACCACATAATTCATTGTAAAACATAGTTATTGCTTCTTCTTTTGAATATAATTCTGATGATATTACAATTTCTTTCGAATCAAAAAGTCTTGGTATATCGAATGTTTTATAAAATTTACCTCCGAACTTCTTTTTGATAAAATTTTTATCACAATCCTGTAATATTTTGCTTGGATTATTCATTTACTGTTTGGTTAATAATATAAATTCTTTCACACTCGCTACATTCTATTTCTAATCCAAAATTATCAAATTGTACCCCTAAATCTTCTGGTTCTACTTTTAATTTTATAGTTAAATCATAATAATCAAAATATTCTTCATTTCTACAATATGGACACTTTGTGTGCAAACTAATATTTGTTTGCCAATATGCTTTTTGTTGTTTCATTGTTAATTAATTACATTATAAGATTGTTCCAATTCTTTCTTAGCAATAGATTCTGGAACAGAAGAACCTAAATCTCTATATAGATAATCATTTGGAATATTTTGAAGAATTTTCTTTAAATTCTGAAGCTGATTAAAGTGCTGTACTCTGCAATTATTAAAGTTTACTTTCATTTTTTTAAAAATTATAAAGTTATTGAAGCCTTTTTCTCCCAAATCTCAAAAGTAGTTCCGATCTGCCTCACTTCCATTTTTGAATTATCAAAATTATTGTCTTTCAGAAACTGTAAATACTTAGCGTTTTTCTCTGCTTTTTCTTTTTCCGCTTCTGCTTGTTTTACTCTGTTTTCTTCTTCAATTTTTTTTCTCAAATCTGCTTCAAGTCTTTCCTTTGCTTCTTTTTCTAGTTTTTCTCTCGCCTCCTGTTCAGCTTTTGCCTTAGCTTCAATTTCAGCCTGTTTTTGTCTTGCTTCTTCACGTTCTTTTTCTCTTTCTGCTTCAACTTTTGCCCTTTCTTCTGCTTCTTTTTGCAATCTAATTTTCTCTAATTTATCACGTTCTTCTGCTTCCGCCTTTAGCTTTGCATTTTCTGATCTAATCCGTTCTTCTTCTTTTCTTTTTTCTTCTTCAATTCTTATGCGTTCAATTTCTGCTTCAATCTCTGCTTGTTTTTTATCTTCATAATTTTTCTTCACTCCTGCTAAAAAATTATCAAAAACATCTTGTGGCATTATCCCTATTTGCATTTGCTCAATATTGTCTACATCATAAGGTGTAAGCAAGTTTATTCTCTCTTCTCTAATCGCCTCTAATTGCTTAATTTTGATATTTTCAAAATGGTTTTCAATCTCTGAAAGTACACTCTCTTTCTCCACTACTGCATTTTTTAGAATGTTAGCAATACCGTCAACTGCTCTACCTCCGAGCAAGTAAAATTCTTTCTCTCGTTTGCGTTCCTTGTCGGTATCAATCCGCACCCTCGCAATATCTAAGCGAAGTCGTTTTGCTTTTTTGACTAATTCTTCTGTCACTTCTTTTTTGTACTCTTCAAGAATTGAATCAAATTGAGTTTCAAAAGATTTAAGCATTTGCACCATTGGCACAAATACCGCTTCTATCGCTTGTGCCTTGCTTGGCTCAACGCCAAAATCAGTGGCTTGGATTATAAGATTTGTCATATTTTATTAGTAGTTAAAAATTAGTTTGTAGCAATTATCTTTGTCGAAGTAACAACAATCAATCGATTCCTCTGGTATTCCGGTTCTGACAGACAACATTTGACGGTACAGTATCAACTGTGTCATCACTTTATCTTGCTTTTCCTTTTTGGCATTTGGTTTAAAATCAGCAATTACAAGGCGTTCATTGTAGTATCTCAATACATCAATAAAACCACTTCTACCTTGTTTTTCGCAATAAACAGGAAGCTCTATCGCTAAGCATTGTCTATCTGCTAGCATAATCCAGTCCTGAACTGTTTTATGCTGTTCATTTCCTCGCTTATGTTCTGAAAGTTCGTAGTAGTGCAAGCCGTCACGAGTTCTTGCTTCTGTTGCATATTTACAAAGCATTGAGCCTTGCACCTCCTCAACTGAACACTTGTACATAATAGGAGCGTCACTACATCCTAGAGCTTGATATTTAGTTCCACAGAGCATTGATTCCTGAAGATACAAGCAAATCTTTTGTGCTGTATCTTCAATCGGTAAATCGTAAATTTTCGCTCTAGCCGTGAACTCGTAAGGGATTTTTGCAGTGCCACGCTCTTTAATGAATGTTCGTGAGATTTTGTCTGTTTCGTGGTAGTTAGTTAAAAAACTTTCTTCCAGAAACTCTGCCGTGTTGTCTGCGGTTATTAGCATAATTAAAAAGGTAAATTTTCTACTTTAATCGCTGTTTGCTTAGCAGGCTTTTCCTTTTTCGCTTCAACATATTCTTCGGGGGAAGCGTAAACAGCAATTTCATTGTCGATTGTCTGAAAATTAGGAATGATATTTTTTTCGGTATAATTCACTAAAAACTTAGAAACTAAAATAAAATAAATCTTCCAGTCGTCTTTATCCATTTTTCCATACTCTTTTTCTGGAACTGGAAAATCAAAAAGTGTTCCTTTTGTTGCTTCATCGTAAAAATAATTTAAGACTTTTTGTTTGTTCTGAATTACTGTTAAGCCTTTTTTATTTTTTCCTTTATCATCAATAAATGAATAAGGGTTAAGAGTAACAGGTAAACTAAAGTCAATGTTTGGCAATTTCTTCATCATATCAGAACCAAAAGAGGTCGTTACGCCTAGCGTAAGCGTAATATCTTCTTCACCGTCATCAGCAATAACAATTGACAATGTTTTTCCAAAATCGCCGTCATAAAAATTGACGTACTTAATGGTACCAATTAGTGATTTATACACTAATTCGTGTTTTGTTCCTTTTTTTCCGTCCGATGTTTCGTACTCTCTAAGGATTGCCTTAGGGTTACTCTCATCAGTAGGAACTCGGATTGTGCCGTCACTTATGATTGACGCATAAGTTCGTTGGGTCTTTTCTTGTAACATATAGTTAGAATTAAGAAATAAATAAGTTGTTTTAATTGTATTCTATTTTTTTATAAAAGTCAAGTTATTATTTTAGTTAAATCTATAAAGCCTTTGACTTTGCTTAGTTTTATTGTGTCTTTTTCTATCTCTTCAAGCTGTACAGAGCCTTTTTTGTGGTACTGAATAGTTTGATTCACTGATAGGCAAAATATAGCGTTTATTTGGTGCGTACGGAGGTAGTGGTTGATAATAACATAGCCTTTGAATCCGATTTGCTCTTCTAGGGCTAAATGGTAAAGTTCGTGTTCTCTTTTGTAGAACATTTGCCTAAAATTGAAAGTTTTAACGCTACTATTCATTTTTAGTTCAAAAGCGATGTGCTGTTTGTTGAATCTTAGGAAACAGTCATAAGGATTCTGGTCGCCTAAGTCTTTGATTTTCTTGTAGTAGTAGGGAATTTGTAAATTGTTAAAATGGTTTTTAACGCTTTTACTAAATTCTGATTGGAATGTTTTTTCAAGTTTTGTTTTACGCAAAATAAATATTTTTATAAAAAATTTTTAGGCTTAATATTTTTAAAACTAGATCCATAAAGTTTTAAATTTTATTTTTCTCTTGCTTCCGCTTTTTTTCTGATTTTTTCATAAACATTTTCAACTGAACCGTAACAGTAAGGACTTAGTGTTGGTACTTTCTTTTCTGCAGGTGGTTTTTTGTGTGTATCTCGGTACCGCTTGTGCATTGCATTATGTCTAATCCTCTTCGCCTCGTGTTTTGCTCTCTGGCATTCTTCAGAGATACAGAACTGCGGAGGGAATCCGCAAGAGTATTTGATTGTTTTTCCGCAATGTAGGCAGGTTCGGGTTGCCATAGGGGTGGGGGTTATTTTTTATTTTTATTGGATTAAATCATCTGGCACATCAAAAGATTGTTTTTGAATATAATCAAGGAGTGGCTGAGTTATTTTACAGAATTTTATATATTTACCATTTTCATCAACTGCCTTAACGTGAGTAAGCATAACAACTTTTCGTGTTCGTGTTTCGTTTAATTCAAAACGTGATAAAAGGATTTTCATAGTGTTATAAAATTTTTAATAATTCTAAAAAATCAAGAGCTTCAAAGCTTCCGTGTATTTTTATTTTTAATTTTTCTCCGTCAAAAGATACTTCTGTTTCTGGAAATTGGTCGTTACTGAAATCAAAAATAAATTCAGTCTCATTACTGTCTCCGTCTTGATAAGAATCAGGTAAGTTGATAATTTCACAAGATACATCAACGCAACCATGATATTTAACAGCTTTTTGCATAAAAATATAAGTTAAAGATTATAATATTTTTTAAAATATTCAAAAGTTTGATAATTATTCAATCCGCTAAATTCTCTCCTGTATAAGAATGTCCCAACTGCCTTATATCTAATAGAAGCAAACCAACGTGACTCTTCCGTCATTAAAGTATTTTCGTGTCGCTCCGAAAGAAAAGCTGAACTGGCTCTTATTTTTGTTCCTCTTAATACGAAATTTTTATTGTTGATTAGCTCCCAAGTCGGATAATCTTTTAATATTTCATTCTGAATTGGTAATGCGTTTATTGCTTTAAGCAACTCGTCTGTTGCGTAATTTCCCTCCGCCCTTTTTTTCTCTCTCATTGCTTCATCTTCTTTGTTTATTTCTTCCTGTCTTTGTTTCTCTTTCTCGCCTTTATCTAAAATATTTTGAATTATTTTACTTTTCACATCGTTAAAAGCGATTATCTCAACTGGTCTTTTAATCTCTTTTTTGCAGTTATTCGTAAACGGCAGTCTACCAATCCTTGCAGGGTTTTTACATGCTGAATCAATCCCATTTGCCTTTGTTATTGTTTTTATTTTATGCAATAAAAGCTCATATCCAACAGCATAATTATCTTTGTTTATTACGGTATCATCGCATTTGTAATAAATATGTAATCCATTCCCACTAAAAACAATATACTTCCAGTCTTTCGTCTCTTCATCTTTTTTTAATCTTTCTCCCCAGACTAAACCTGTTTTTTTTATTTCTTCATCTGTAATCTCTGCTGAATCCTTGCGAACATCAAAATCAAAATACACATAATTCTTTTTTTCTATATCGCTGTCTTTTGCTCTATTCAGTTGTTTTTCTTTATTCACATTTGCCAAAAAATAAATATCAGAGTGTTGATTTTTCTCTAAATATTGATTCATTGTTTCTTTGTTGTAGAGATAATGAATTTTATTCACTTCTCCGATCTGAATTATTTTGTCATCCATTACAAAATCATCCAAAAACTCTGCAATCGTAATATTCGGATTATTAAGTTCAATCTCTTTCGCTTCTTCAATCACTTCTTCAATGGGTTGAGGCTCTTCTTGCTTAATGATTGAGTAATATTTATATTTATTTAATTTTATGTCTATAACTAAATTATATCCTTTGTCATAGCAATAATTTTCTAAATCAATTAAACATTGGTCAATCATCCTTGTGTCTTTTTTATTTTCAAAAACACCAGAATTTCTTATGTCTGTTTTACTTGAATTTGAATGGTTTAAAATAAATTCAAATAAATTTCTTAAAACATCAAAATCAATACTTTTATAAAAATTTTCAATTTGTTTGCCATATCCTTCCGCAACTGTAATTGCTGTTTTTATGGAATCTAAATCAATTATTTCTTTTCCTTCAATTATTGCACAAACACCTGCAAGTCTTATGGTTTTCCAGTGTCTTCCCTCAATCTCTCCTTTTAACTCACTAATACAGTTTTTACCTTTAACTTGGCAATCATAACGATATTTTAGATAATATTTAAAGGCATCATCCGCAAAAGTCATTTTTTTATAAATGTTTGAATGAATATCTTTATAATTATTAAGTTTTGCCTTAATTGTTTTATAAATTTCTCTAAAAATATCTTTTAATTCATTCTTTTCTTTGTCTAATTCTGCGTAGTATTCAATAAAATTTTCGCTTACATCTACTGGCTCTCCAAATTCTTTAAAACTTGGAAAACACAAAAAACTCCTACGACCTAATCCTGTCTCAAGAAATGATTTTAATTCATTAGTCGCTGTTTCATTATCAATAAATCCAGTTATTGCAGAATGCACAAACATTGTTTGAGGAACTCCTTTTATTGGTTTTACTTTTTTCTTTCCTTGTATGATTTTTGCTTTCGTGTCTCCGTCATACGCCTCCATTAAGTAGGTTAAAAGTATGTCGCTAGAATTATTTTTATTACTAATAAATTTTCCAAATTCTGAATGCGAAAAATTACAATGTCCTATATTAACATCACTCATTGCCTCCCGCATTGCTAACATCCCCTCTATTGTAGCGTTACTACTATCTGTAACGATTTGGCGTGGTTCATTGTCTCTAATATACTTTTCTTTTGACTGTTTAGTTATATCAAGATCTTCTGCTTTTCTTTTTAATTCTTCTAATTGATTAAAATAAATTTTCTCACATTCTAACTCTTTGTTTTCTTCAAATTCAGTCACTTCACTTATAATCTTTTTAATGTAGTCTTTCCCCGCATTAGAAGGCATAAATGTTATCCCATAAACATTTGGAAAAACTGAAAAAAGAGGTGTTTCTATTTTTACACGATTAAAACATAATAATTCAGAAAAATGGCAATATATCGCTAAATAAATTGCTGTCATCGGGAGTGTTGGATGTGTTTTTTTTACATACTCACTTAATTTTTTGATGTTTGGCATTGTCGGAGGTTTTAAAAAATATCTTTACAAAGAATAAGAAACAATCACATACAAAAAATCTCCGACAACTTCTCGTAGTGATTGCTTCTTGTTTTCTGTAAATTTTTCATTTTTGTCGGAGTGAAAGTAAACACATTATACTCTTTTGATTTTTAGAATCAAGTATTTTTTAATCCAATATTTTTTTACTTGCGTGTTTTTTTTGGAAATGTTAAATTATGGCTACAGCAAGGAGAAAAAAGGCAATTAACATTTCTCAACTTTTCTCAACTTTTCCAAAATCAGGAAAAGTTGATTTTCCTGATACACAAGCTAAAAAAACGAAGAAAAAAATCAACTTTTCAACTTTTCCATACCCCCCTTATGTTTAAGTTTGAAAAAGAGAAAAACAAAGAACAAACATATAGGTATATAAGAAAAGTTAAATATATATATTATTATATATATATATTATCTATATTAAGCCATAAATCAACTTTTCCATTTTCTGGAAAAGTTGGGAAAAGTAGAAAAGTTGATTTTAAAAAAGCTCTCATTCATATGTTGAGAGCTTCTGATTTCTTTTGTTGTAGTTATGCCACCTGCGAAAAGTGAAAGAGGTGGTAGATTTTAGGTATTTTTTTTATCTTGTCGTTTGTTTTGTCTTCAACTGGAATAAAAGTTAAAGACTTGTAACAGCTTTTTTCTCCTTTCTTTACTGATTTGCCGAGCTTTTTCCAACGTTTAAACGTTAAAAAATCTTCGTACAAGTTGCCAGTGTAGGTTCTGCCGTTAGATTCAATGCTAACGGTTCCGTTTTGGTTGTTTGTCATTGTAGTAGTAATTAAGAAATAAATATTAGCTTCGTTCTTTGATTCTGTTGATGATTATCTGTACATCATCAGCTGTTGGCTCCCAGTCGTTCATTAACTCTTGAGGGACATTATCCCAGCAAGAAGAATAATCTTGAACGTGATAGCCTCTTTTCACGCATTCTTGATAAATTTGTTTATACCTGTTAAGTAAAAACAATAACTTATTGTAGAAAAACTTAACGTGACCCTTGCCAAGCGTGAATGTTTCAGGAATATTATCAATAATTGCCTTGCCTTTTGCGATATTATTTGGGATACGCTTTAACTCTCGATGTTCAGCAATTAAGTGTTTAGTGGTAAGTTGCTCGACTGGATAACCTGCGTTTATTCTTGTCATAATTTATTAAATAATGATTGTTTGCGGTGGTAGTGTTTTTTGGCTCTTTCTTTGTTTTTGTTTTTGTATTTTTCTGTTTGGCTGTGTTTTAATAAAAAATTTTTTGCTTCTTCTCTCGCTACTTCTTTTTTTTTGGGATTAATAATCATCGCAATTGATTTTTCAGATATTCTGTATATTCTACCTAATTCTCGATAAGTAATGCCTCCTGATGAATAATCTTTTCTTATTTTTTGTTTAAGTTCACTTGAATATTTAATTCTCAAGTCCAATTTTTCAGGTAAAGGTTTTTTTTGAATAATTACTGATTTTTGCATAAAAAATAAAATTATTAAATAAGTTGTCTTGCCAATTCACGATCAATACCGTGAGCAAGCATATTTTCATAATTTGTGCAATTGTGTCGATATGAACTAACACTTAGCATTGTTATAATATGGTCAATTTCATCTTGGTGTAGCAAGATTGAGTTATCTTCTTCATCATAAGCTTCCACAATAGAAGAAGTTAGTCTTCCATTGTGTCGGCGGTTTTCCTGTAATTGTTCTAAAATCTCCTCTGAGTTCTCATAATCGTTTTTTACTTTTTCATAAAAAGCGAAAATTGCCGAAATAGACAAGTCTGCCTCCTTTTCTCCCTCTTTTTTTGCGTCTTCTTTTATTTTATCAATTTCGCTTTGGCAAAATTCGCAATAGCCATTGTTGCGACTGCAATATCCAGCCTCTTCATCTTCATCATCAACTAACTCATCACATCCTTTTTCCCAATTTTCGAGTGCTTCTTCCGCTGAATAGAACTCTCTGCCGTAACTGTCTTCATATTTTTTCATAGTAGTAGTAAATTTAAGAAATATTATTGTGTGGAGTGAGGCTGTCCAGAGGATTGATAATATAATCTTGTGTCGCTCTCACTGTCTGAACATAGTTTATTCTATTTATTTTATTTAGTCAATAGATTATTGCTAGACAATATAAAGAATTATGTTTTGACAAAATCGGGTGGATTAGTGTATAAGTAGAGCAGTTTTTAATCTTATGAATATGGCTAATATAGGAAGAGGAAGACCAATTAAGTATGCGAGTGTTGAAGATTTGCAAAAAAAAATTGACGAATATTTCGAAATTACACCACTAGAGGAGTGTATGATTACAGGGCTTGCCGTTCACCTTGATACCTCCAGAACAACACTAATGGACTATCAGGAGAGAGACGCTTTTTTTAACACAATAAAAAAAGCAAAAGACAAGATTGAGATGGCATATGAGTTACGTGGTATGCATAAAGGAGGCGTTTTTGACATATTCAGAATGAAAAATATGGGCTGGCAAGATAAAATTGAACAAGATTTGACAACAAATGGTAAAGATTTGCCTACTCCAATTATTCCGCTTAATGCAGTTTCAGCAAACAACAGCAACGAATAGGATTATTGCACTTACAAAGAAGATTAGAGCAATATGTGGAGGAACAAGTGCAAGCAAGACTATTTCTTGCTTGATTTTTTTGATTGCTAAGGCACAATCAGACAAGTTTCCGACATTGACAAGCGTGATAAGTGAATCAAATCCGCACCTAAAAAGAGGAGCGATTAGAGATTTTAAGAATATTATGCAAGGGCACAATTATTGGAAAGATAATAACTGGAACGCTACTGATTTTATTTACACTTTCGAGACTGGGAGCAAAATTGAGTTTTTTAGTGCCGACCAAAGTTCAAAACTAAGAGGAGCAAGGCGTGATAGAGCGTTCATCAATGAAGCAAACAATGTCACTCTAGACGCTTTTGATCAAATTGAAGTCAGAACGAAAGAGTTTATTCTTCTTGATTGGAATCCAACTAATGAGTTTTACTTTTATTCTGATATTTTACCTAATCGAACAGATGTAGATTTTATTACACTTACGTACAAGGACAATGAAGCATTAAGTCCTGAGATTGTCGCCTCGATTGAAGCGAGGAAAAACAGAAAGGGCTGGTGGCAAGTGTATGGATTAGGTCTACTTGGAGAGGTTGAGGGGAAAATTTATAAAGATTGGAAGATAATTGAAGAGATACCGCATAATGCGAGATTAGAGCGTTTTGGGCTTGATTTTGGATATAGCACAGACCCCTCCGCTATTATTGCGTTATATTATTATGATGGCGGGTATATTATAGATGAGATTTTATTCCAAAAAGGGATGAGCAATAAACAACTTGCGGATGTTATGCTCGCACAGGAGCATAATGCTTTACTGGTTGCCGACTCTGCAGAACCAAAAAGTATTGAAGAGATTAGAAGTTACGGCGTGAATATTGTTGGTGCAGTAAAAGGAAAAGACAGCGTGAGACAAGGAATACAATTTATACAAGACCAAAAAATCAGTGTAACAAAACAAAGCGTAAATGTTATCAAGGCTTACCGCAATTATTTATGGAAAACAGATAAAGACGGCAAGATTTTAAACGAACCAGACCATTATTTAAGCGATGCAATGGATAGTGTGCGATATGCTTTTAATGGATTTTACCGAAAAAGTACCAACACCAACATTTCCACAATCCTCGATGATTTTTATAAAAAATAAATTTGCAAATGAATTGAAAATAGTATTGAATAGTAGATGACTAAGCAACACACAATGATTACTAAGCAAGGCGACACACTGGATAAGGAGATTAAGCCCATTGCGATTAAAAGCGGTGATGATGTTGTGGGACGAACTGTAATGGAGTTAATCGTTGAAGCAAGTGATTTAAAAAGTCAAAAAGAGCAGGCAGTAAAGAAATGTAAGGAAATATACGACAATGTGCTTAGCGGAAACACACCGACCAGAGCAGACCAATTAGCAAGTTATACGCCAGTTATGCTTGTGAATTTGTTTTATATGTTAAACCAAGTTCCTGATGTTCGAGTGACGAATACAGGGCTAGTTGAGGAGCTTAATATTTTGCTTGGTAAGTTCATTGAAGATACAGTTTATCAAGCTGGATTTCAGGATTTAATGAATGGTGGTTGGAGTGGTTATCACCAAGTAGCAACTTATGGAGATTATTATATTTTAGGTTCAACGGATGTACTAAACGCAAAAAAAGGCAAAAAGAAAGTAAAAAAAGGGGAGAAGTTTTGTGAGTTTCAAGGATTATCAGTTGGCAATATTTATTTTAATAGAGAGGCAACAGCGATTCACAGCAACAGCATAAGCCAGAGTCTGAGCAGGTTTATGGTCGTTTGTGATTTGAATATTTATGAGGCGGAAAAAATGTTCCCTAAGATTACAGATATTGCACTTCCCGGAGATTTACCGACTACGCTCGATAGTGATACAGATCAGCGGACAGATGAACAAAAAGATAACGACAATAAATCAATTCAGGTTGGTTTCTTCTTCGATATGTTTAACGAAGTGTATTCAATCCGAGCAGGTTCAAACAATGCTGAGTATTTAAGAATTGAGGGGGAAGAGTTTGTCAAAAGTTTCTCAATGTGGTGGAGAGGAAAACAAGAGTTAAGACCACCGCTTGCTAATTTTGGATTGTACCCAAAAAGTGAAGGGATTTACCACGCAGGATTGATTGAGACATTTTATAGAATAGCCGTCAATGAGGGGTTATTGCAGGGTTTTATGGTTAATAACCTGCTTGATATAAATAATTCTCCGATAATGTTGAACGGAGTGGATGGAATGCGTGCGAATGATGTGTTGAAACAATGGAAGAGAGGAATGGAGGAAATGGCTAAGGGGAATAGAGCAGTGATTATTCCAACCTTAGGCAGTGCTGATGTAGCACCAGTGGGACAGAATAATATAGGGTATTTGACACCAACTTCGGCTACGGCTGATAATGAAAGACAGTTTGCGAAGTTTGAGCAGATTGTGAAGAGAATGGGCTGGAATTTAGACTATAATTTTAGTGACCCGACAAAAACACTTGGGCAAACAGAGTTAGATATACAGAATGTTAATAAGAATGTAGCGAGTATAATTGGAATGAATTTAGATTTTTTTGAGTTTGCTTATTCTTTTGCAATCGACAGAATCATTAAATTTGGTGATGAGAACGACGATACAGTGTTTGGCAGGGATTTGACGATTGATATTGGAGGAGAGCAAGTACCGATGACAGAAGTTACAGGCAGAGATATTACAGTAGGATTTTTAATCGGACTACTTAAATCAGTTAAAGAGAGTTTAAGGCTTGAGATTGATGCGAAGAGTGGCACAGCATTTAACGATTTATTAGAAACACGAAATTTACAAAGAATGCTCCAAGTATTGCCACAGGGTTCACCGCAACAATTAAGAGCATTAAGTGCATTGAATATGGTCAATGGAGGTAAACCGATTGCTTTTAGTGATATACAAGGACAAGGAGAGCCAACAGCAATGCAAGAACTGCCTGAATAAATAAAAATAATTATGTTTTTTAAAAAGAAATTAAAGGCAAATTACGATGATTTAAGTTATGAGGAGAAACTAAATTGTTTTACACTTTGGAGGGATTACGCAAGTTTGAATGAGAAGATAGTTAAAATAGTGTTAGGAAATGTGATTGAGGATTACGCAAAAGACAGTGAGCAGGTAGATTTTGCTAGAAAGATTTTACAATTACAGAATGTTATGATAAGCAGTTACTGGAGAAAGATAGAAGAGGAGAGACAGCAAGTTCTTTAAAAACATACAGCAAAGGCAACCAAAAAATTACACCTCGATTGAGGCGGTAGTCGCTTGGTTGCCCTGCCGTTTCGACCGAGTTGTAATGACTCGGTTTTTTATTATTTAATTTTTACATTATGTCAGATTACATTGAGCAACAAGACAATTTAGACTTAGAAGATGATCAAGTCGAGATTGAGATTGATGACAGTGACGAAGCTGAACAGCACAAACAGGAGCAAAAAGCTAAAACTGCACAAGGTTTAATCAATTCTTTTCAACGGAAGATTGATAGTGGACAAGTAAGTTTAGAGGAAGCTCCACAGTGGATGATTAACGACCTTAAACCTGCACAAAAAACACCAGTTGTTGATGACAGCGTTAAGGCACAAATCAAAGCTGAGATGAAAGACGAACTAGCCTTTGAGGAAATGCAGAAGAATTTACCAGAGATTACTCCTGAGCAAGCAGACAATTTGAACGCAATTATTGCCGAGGAAGTAAAACTAGGTAAAAGCAAAACTCAAGCGTTAAAGTACGCAATGTTTGAGACTGGGATTAAGTTAGAAGAGTCGCATAATTCGTTTACCAATTTTCCAATTATACGACCGAGAACTTTTGAGAAAAAACAAGAAAGTTTAGTAAAAACAAGTACAGATAAAGCTTTTTTGAATACGCTTGAGAGTGTTATGGGAAAAAAGATAGAACTTTAATTTTTACATTTTAAACGACAAATATTATGGCAACAATTCCTTTTATTACTATGCCAGAGGCTCAGAACACTGAGGCTCACGCATACAAAGTAAAAACAGGTACAACTGCTTCTATTGCAACAGGTTCTTTTGTCATTAAAGACACCACAAATGCAGGATATGTAAAGGCAGTAGGTACAATCGAACTAGGCAATGAAGACGAAATTATCGGAGTTTCAGCGACTACTTCGGACGAAACAGCAACGGCAGACGGAACTGTAATGGTTTATGATGAACTTGCTACACAAGTTTTTCAAGCTAAAACAGTTGGTACACCTACACAAGCACAAGTAAACACTAAAGTTACTGCGACTTGTACAGCAACAACTCAAAAACTTAACGAAACTTTCACAACTGGTGGAGTTTTCAAGATTATTGATTTTAATGCAACTGATAAAACAGTTAAATTTATTATTGATAACGCAGGAACAGCAGGAATCAATGTAGTACAAGAAACAGTTACTCGTGCGATGTTCACAGACGGCGGTGCAGCGGTAGGTACTTACAAAATGACAGCTTCTGTCCCTGTTGGAGCAGTAGCAATTCGCACAATGCTCACAAATATCACAGGTTTTACAGGTGATACAAGTGCAGTAATTACAGTTGGAGACGGAACAGATGTTGACCGCTACAACACAGGTACACCTAGTGTATTCACTACAGCAACAGCAGTAGACGGCGGAGTAGCTAGTGGTACTGTTTACCATAGTGCAGCTAAAACACCAGTTTTGACTGTTACTTCGGCGACAGATTTTACAGCAGTAACAGCAGGTGCAGTAACAGTGACTATTTTGTACTACACAGCGTAATAATTTTTACAATTTAATTTTTTAAAGATATGGCTAATACAACAGGAGTTACACCAGGCTTGCTCATTAAGGGCTTGAACGAAGTGTTTCACCAAAAATACGGTGAAAAAACGATTGGAATGATTGATTCTAATGCAGTGATGAATTTCCGCACAGTTACAAGAGGAATGACAGATACAGATGTTGTTCTTGCTGGAATTGGAGATTTCAAAGAAGTTGCAGAACAAGCAAATATTCCAATGGAAGAAGTTTTAGAACGAGGACAGACAATCTATCAACACAAATTGTATGCAGACGGCTTTGCTATCTCTTATAAGATGATGTTAGCAGATGAAACAGGAGGTAACACGCTTGAAATGGCTGCACAACTTGGGCAGGCCGCACGACAGATTCAAGAAAAATTGAGAATGAGTGTTTTGGTTAACGGAGGCACAAAAGTTGGACTTGATGGTGTACCATTGTTTTCAAAAGTTCATCCTTTAGCAGACGGAACAGTACAAGCAAACGATATTGATTGGACGACTGATTTATACACTACAGTAAAATTAGCAATATCAGCACTTCGTAGACAGAAGTCTTACAATGGTAAAATTAGTTTAGCTAAGGACCCTGTAATGGTACTTTGTCCTGAGGCTCTTTTTGCACCGATGATTGAAGCTACAAAAGCACGCAATTATCCTTCTGCTACAAATTCTTCTTTTGCTTCTTATATTTCAGAGATTTTCCCTGGATTACAAGTAGGCTGGAATCCTTATTTAGGAGCAGAATTTGGAGGTTCAGACGACAAGTTTTATGTTTTATCAGATAAAACTAATCATAGATTAAAAGTATTTATCCGTGAAGCAGTAAACACTTGGAACACACCTTGGCAAGATAATGACAATATCCAAATGGAATACAAATGTAAATTTGCTGAATCAGCAGGTTTTAGTGACTATATGGGAGTTGTTCGTGGTGACGGTACACCTTAGTGAGTTTTTCTCCCCTTATCCTAGCGATAAGGGGCATAAAATTTACTAATTAAAAACCACCATATGCAAGTAGTTTTCGGTAATGATGAAAAAAAATCGGTAATAATGAGTTACGGAGAAGAGAAAAAAGAGGAAGTTGTAACAGAAAATGTAACAGAAGATGAGTTGAGAGAATTAAGACAGAAATATTTTAAGAAACACCAAAGAAGAGTACCACCTGCACACTTGAAGAACTTAAATTGGTTAAAATCTAACACCTAAGCATTATGGCAACAATACGCTGGAAAGACAAATTAAGTGCCTTAACACCTCTCGAAACAGATGTAATTCCGATTACAACTGACCCTGCGGTGACGGCAGTTGATAAATATGTTACTCCAAAAAACCTTTCCAAAGCGTTAGATTTAGATTTGATTCCTGACGGAACAAATTATGTTAAGACAGAAAACAATTTTACTGATGCAGAGAAAACTAAACTTACTAATCTTTCAGGTACGAATACAGGAGATGAAACTGAAACAACAATTAAGACAAAGTTAGGGATTACAACGCTTTCAGGTAGTAATACAGGCGACCAAGTGTTACCAACTAGAGATAGTTTAGGACTTGATACAGATGATACAGTTACCTTTGCCAATCTTTCAGGTACAAATACAGGTGATCAAGATTTAAGTTCTTTAGCGTTAAAGAGTAATGTTTTAGAATTAGATAATACAACACCTTTTACACCTGATGCAGATTACGAGCCAGCAACTAAGAAATACGTTGATGATAATTCAGGAGGAGGGGGTAATGTAACAAAAGTTGGAACACCAGTTGACAATCAAATAGGAGTTTGGACAGGAGATGGGACAATTGAGGGAACGTCAGGATTAACTTATGATGGTGCTAATCTTCTTTTAACAGGAGATATAGGAAAAACAGGTACAAGAATCACTAAGGGTTGGTTTACTGATTTACAAGTTACTAATGCAATTTCAGGGAGCGTAACAGGTAATTCAGCTACTTCTACGACTGCACCTACAACAGCAGTTTTAGTTTCTCAAGCGACAGGTCAAACGATTGGAGATACTACAAATAGATTAACGAAAC